TCCGAATGATTCATTTTTAAAACATTTCCTAATTTATCTGAATTATTATTGTAATAATTGGATATATTTATAATATTTAATTTATAAGTATTATCAATACATTTTATAATAGTATTTAATTGATTTATATATAATGATGCACCCTTTATCCATAGATGTTTATTATTATGATCATTTGCAGAACCAGCAGAAAACATTTTTAATAATTCATAATCCATTTTATATATATATTTAATATACATACTTTATATACATAAAAATAAGTTGCATAACATATAAAAATGAAATTATTAATTAAAACAACAGATTATAATGAAACTATCAAATTAGCAGAAAAATTAGAAGGAATTTATGATAAATCAGTTATTTTTCATTGTTACTGGAATGGTAATTTAAATGAAAAACACTTGTATTCTGTAATGTCTTGTTATTATTTTAATGTATTTAATAATAAACACAAAATTGTTTTATGGTTAGAAAACAACAACTCTAATCATATCAATGAACAAATTGCAAAATATTGTGAAATAAAATATTTTTCATTAATAAATGAAATAAAAAAAACAAATTTTATAAATACAAACTTTTACTATAATAAAGAAGTATCATATTATAGTGATGTAGTAAGATATTTACTTTTATATAATTACAGTGGTTGTTGGTTTGATTTAGATTGTTTTATTTTAAGATCTTTTGATCCTATTTTCAAAAATTATGAAAATGAAATTTGTGTATATCAATGGGAGAATCAAAATTATCCGAATGGTGCAATTTTTATATCATTACATAAAGAATCTATTAAAATGAAAGAAAATATTATATTTATAATTTCTCGTAATAAAGGATGGGGATTTAAAGAGGCACAATTAAATTATGATTTATCATTGAATTTTTATGTTTTACCTTGTAGTTGGTTTAATGCTGATTGGATAAAAAACTCATATAATATTGGAACAGTTAATTTTTTTAAGAATACAGAAAAACATTATAATTTTGAAAATTTCTTTAAATATGCATTTTGTTATCACTGGCATAACAAATGGAATATGGTAATTGAAGAAAATAGTATAATTAATAAGCTAATATCAATTATAAAACAAAAAATACAAACAAATTCATTGTTATAACAATGAATATTATTATACTAAAATAATATTTGATTATGTAATTTCTTAAGTATTTACCAATATTCAATATAATTACTATATTAAAACTCATATATATATATATATGTAATAATAAAATGATTAATAAAGAATTTATAGAATCAAATATTAAATCACCAATAAATAATGGAATGTTTAAAATCTTCATATCACGTGATAATAAAACATTATTCAAAAAAATAATTACCCCTATAAAGGATATTATTTGTTATAAAAAGTTAATATATGAATCTATTAATAATGATATTATAGGAAAATTCATACATAAATCTGAAAATATTTATATAGAAAATGATGGTAGTTATTATTGCGAATATATTACAAATGGAATAAGATTATATGATATAAATGTTAATTCAAATATAAACAAAGTTATATTAAATAATTTGATAAAATGTATCAAAGATATGAAAAGAGAATTGAACAATTATATAAAAACAAAAAAACTATGTGGAGATTGGGCTTTGCATAACTTGATATATTGTTTAGATACAAATAAAATTTATAATGTTGATATAGAAGGATTCTATACTTATCCTCATATTCATAATAATGTGAATTGTAATATTAAACAATGTAATGAAAGATTTAATAAATCAATAGATATTATTGATAAGTTAAATTCAAAAATAAATGTGAAAAAAACTTTTAATAGTTTAAAAGAAACACATGAAATTAAAAGAAATATTGAAGATTTTAATGAAAGATTTGATAAATTAATAAACATTATTAACAATATAAATACAAAATATATATAAAATGATACCTCGAAAAATTTGCATGACTTGGGAAACTAAAAATTTTGAACTTCAAGCAATGGAGAACGCAGTAAACAGTTGGAAAATATTGAATCCTTCATTTGAAGTCAAAGTATTTGATAAGTTTGACCGTGAAAAATTAGTAAAAGAAAATGAAATAGTAAATAAAGCTTATCATATAGTTCAAAAAAATAGTGCAAAAGCTGATATATGGAGATTAATGTATTTATATAAAAATGGTGGATTTTATACTGATATTGACCAAATATGTTTGAAACCTATACTTGAATATATTGACGATGATATAGATTTTACGATTTGCACCGGTTTCGGTCATGATAAAAATAAAGCAAGATTACCGAATGGATTTATAGGAACTGTCCAAAGAAATTCAACCGTAAAATATCTGTTAGAAAATATATGTTTAAATGTAATTAAATTATATGAATCAAGGTCTTATTCTATATTAAAATCTCCAGGTCATTTTATTACTGGACCACTAATTATAGGAAAATTGTTAAATATATATATAGGTAGAAAAGAACAAACTATTTTTTGTCCTGGGAAACATACTTTCAAAAATAATAATTATTTTTTTATTTTACATTACCCTGCTAAATATATGGAAATAAATGGTGAAAAAATAATTAAAGAAAAATATGAGGGTTATAACAGCTTAAGAAATAGTTTTTTAAAATGATTTTTTATAAATATGTTAAAATACTCCCGTCATTTCTTGATATTCTATATTCGTCTGGTATTAATATTTTTGGTAAAACTTTAATATTCCATTTATTACTTTGAAGAGTATAAAGAACTTTACTTTCCATACTACAATTCTTTTGTTTAATTGTTTCTAAAAATTGTTTAAATAATTCACTTTTTATAATAAATGTTTCTGTATGACAATGTCTATTAAGTGAATTACATATTATAAAATTATTTCCTGAACGAATTATATTAGGCGATTGTCGTGCAAAATCAAAGTCTAATGTAATATTTTCAAGAATTTTTATGTAATTATGTGTTCTATATTTACCAGTCAATTTAACAATATATTTGTATTTTAGGAAATTATTATTAAATTTATTATATACTTCATTTAATGATAATTCTTCTGCTGAAGTTGATGTTTTGGTATGACTATGCCATTTTGGTAAAAGAATATCATGTGGTTGTTCAAATAAGTGAAAGAAAACCCTAGTTATATTTTTTTTGTCATTTATTGTAAAGTTATTAATATGTGATGATACAACATATATATCAAATTTAGAATTATCTAACCACCAGTTTAAAACTTTATTATATATAGTTGTTTTCTCAGGTATATTGTATGTTGTTAATAAAATACAAAAAATATTATTCATAACTTAATTATAATACAGAATATTAAAATGAATTCCATATCATCATATCCAAAGAATATAAGTGTTCTATTTTTTTTTTTACATCAATATTACTATATACATATTCTTTTAATTCATCTTTTAAAATAATACTTTCACATTCATTTCTTTTTGTTATCTTTATTCCTAAATATTCTTCTAATTTTTGAATATTTTCTAGTTTAAATATTTTGATATTTTTGTGCAGATTATTATTTTTATCAGTTAGAAAATAAGCTTGTGGAATACAGTGATTTTCGTAAAAAAACCAATGATTTTCTATTTTATCGAGATAAATCAAAAATTTTTCTATATTACTTTTTGAGGTATCTTTTTGAAGTTTATCTAAAAAGTTATATATATTTATTCCTTGCCAAATTTTAGTAATATTATGACGAAATCTCCCCCCAGGATAACTATTACAAGGTTCAGTAACTTCAATATAAGCTGAAATAAAACGTATAATAGGATTTCTAATGACTGTAATAATATTTTTATTTGATAGTGTACTTATATTAAGTTTTTTATTCATATTTAATTCACTTATAATAGCTGTTCCTGCACATTTAGGTATTTTTAGTAACCCTATATTTTTTTCGGAAGAATACCATACAATTTCTCTATGACTAGGATATATTTTATCAATATTTAAATTAGATAATTTAATTTTATCCCACCAAAATAACTGTTGTAACTTTTCGATATTTGTAGGTGAATTTTTAATGTAAGTTTGGTAAAGTTCTGGATCATCATCAACTTTTACTACATATTCTGCTAATTTTTCAAGAGATTCAAAGTCTTTTGCATTAATGAAAGAACACTTGTTGAAATATTTATAAATATCATCTGTACCATCATAAATAGGAATACATCCTGCTAAAAATGAATTAATGATCTTTTCAGTTACCCATCCATTAACAATATCATTTTCAAATGCAATAGAAAATCTATAAGGTTTATGAAGTTCTACAGCATTATTAAACATATTTTCAGAAAATCTACTATTATCTTTTGGTCTTTCAACTTTTTTTAAATTATTTAATATATTAAAAAAATTCCATCTTTTCAAACCATTTCTATATCCTTTATTAGTAAAAACAAAATCACAAAATTTACTTTTTTTATCATTAATATCTTTTAATGATCTTAAAAGAATATTTTTATCAACATTTCTAACGTAATATGTTAAAGCTGCCCAAGTAACATGGAAATATCTATCTTTTAATTCATTTTTTAATTTTACATCAACTATACAGTCAATAAATAACTTGATTTTTTTTGTAGTAATATTATGTTCCCAAGTTTCTTTTCTTACAAAAATATCTTCAAATATTAAATCTTGAGATGTATATATCATTAAATTATTTAATGGAATATTAAGTTCTAAATTATTAATAAAATTTGTTAAAAAATTATAAATTATAATCTCTTTATATGTTTTTCTCTTTATTGTTAAATTGTTGTTTTTCATATTATTTATATAAATATTTATATTTATATTTATATTAATAATTATAATTTTATTACACAAACCAAATAGAAAAATAAATAACTAGAATATTATATTTTTTTATAATAGTCTTGTCTCATTTATCTTTTTAGTTGATGTAATAAGAAAATATTATTCAGATTATAAAAAGTACAGTAAAATAAATTATCTAAATTATTAGATGATTTATAAATTTGAATTATTAACTATTTACATCCTATTCAAACACTTCCTAACACCTTCCTTAATATTATCTACTTTATATTTACTTTCTAATTTAGTAGTATCTAAACTATTATTACTTCTTTTTGACAACAATAATCTATCTTGTTCTTGTATTGACATATTCTTCCAAGTAAATGTAGGATCTACTATTTCTTTATACATTTCTAAGATCTCATTATGACTTATTGTTCCAGGATTTGTAAAATTAAAACAGCCTGTTTCCTTATTTTTTATCATTTCTATAGATAATGGCAATAATTCGTCTAATATTGTCATTGAATTTGAAATACTACATATTTTTTCATATGTTATTATTTTTGTTATAAAATTACGAATACTTTTATCACTTGATATTGGCATTCGTATTCTTAATATTAAAGCATTTGTATTTTTTATTAACATATCTGTAAATCCTTTAACAATACTATAATTAGATCCAAAGAAATTTGGTTTATCGTCTTCTGTAAATTGTTTTTCATTATCACTAAAAATACATCCAGTTCCTATATATGTAAAATGTATATTATGTTTATC